CAACACGCATGAGGATTGGTCTGCTGATGTAGAGTCCGGATCGAATCAGTGGAATCAGCCGAGTGTCCTTAGTGACTAAGCGGCTCATTGACCGAGCGCAGTCCTCAGTCGTGTTGGTGGTCAGGAAAGCAAACGGAGCATGGGAAGGCAAGCGTTCTAAGCGCAAGCCGGATACCGCACCCGCCATCAACAACCAAAACGCATGAGGATTAGGCGAGAGCGACACGAAGCTACCCGGGTGGATGGTCGTAGATAGTCCTCAGTCGTGTTGGTGCGATGTGGAAATCGGAACACATAGCAGCGGGGGGATACCGCTTTACCAAACTTGCAGGGAGTAATCGTCCTGCCACCAACAACCTATCCTTCGCTGGCTGATGCCAGGGCTTTTGCCTCCCTTCGGGGAGGCTTTTTTTTGCTTGCTTTACTTATAGCCTCTGAGTATTATGATTATAGGGAGGTAGGTATGCTTATGACTGAATATAGCGGTATTAGGTTGGAGAACAACATTCCTATACCGGAGGGGAAGGTAAACCGTCGGTATCCGCATGAGGACATGGAAGTGGGAGATAGTTTCTTTATTGCGGGTGTGGCGTTGCAGGTTGTGTTAAATGCCAACTGGAGGGCTGGGAAGCGTATGGAGAAGAAGTTTATAGCTAGGAAGGAAGGAGAAGGGGTGCGGGTATGGAGAACAGCGTAAAGCCTCAGAACGGCCACGATGCGTGGCTAGCGATGGAGAATGCAAAGAAGGACTACATGGAGAAGTGCTGGAATATGAGTCATGCCCAGCTTTTCTCTGAGTTAATGCGGGTGCATACGGAGTCAGCCAGGATGCTGCAAACGGCACAAGACAAGATTCGGGAGCTGATGGACGATATTGATGACGATGGCAAATAGGAGCCTATATGAGCAACGTAGTGGAGCTACATGAAGACTATATCGAGATGGAGCAAGATGACTACTGGGATGCGGTACGCCGCATGAACCATGCTGAACTGGTCATGGAACTCCGTCGTGTCAACGCCAAGTCTGCCGGTCTGCTAGCAGAATGCTTGGCAGAGCTGTCGCACTTGCGAAAGGTCATTGATGGAGAAGCAAGACCCTGAAGACAGGTATCAGCAAGAACTCTTGTTATCAAGAAAGATACTGAAAGACCAAATGCGTAGAGCTATGGCTGCTGTTTCTCCGGCAGAAAAGAAAGCACTGGCTGCATATTGGAAAGAAGCATTTAGCCCAGACATGGCAAAAGAACTCCTGAGGGTGGCGCGTGATTACGAAGCCAGAGCAAGGATTGCCAACTGGAATTTAGAGTCTTTCGAGAAAGATCGGCGGGGAGCCAAAAAATGAAAGAACTTATTATTTACGTCTATGTGTCCGTTGTGGCAATACTCTGCCTCTACATAGCAGCACTCATTTGGGAGGCTAGGCCAAAAGCAGAACTCAACTGCACAACCGCAGAAATCAACCCAGACTATTCGTATGCTGACCGCCAGAAGTGCCGCCTAATTAGGGCGTACAAACTATGAAATTTAATTTAAACCAGTTCTACAGGTTTTGCTCTCAGCTAAAGATCGAAACAAAAGAACAGGGCTTGCGGAAGATGGACAATCTTCTAGGTACGCAAACCTATGTCATGGATGAGATTGCACAAGGACTGGCTGAAGATGTGCATTTCTTTGTTATTTTGAAAGGACGGCAGCTTGGCATCACTACCATCTCACTTGCACTCGACCTCTACTGGCACTTCATCAACCCTGGTCTGCAAGGAACACTTACCACAGACACAGAAGAAAACAGAGATATGTTCAGAAGTACCCTCTCCATGTATATGGAAGGTCTTCCGAAAGAGTTCAAGATTCCACTACTCGCACACAATCGAAACCAGCTTTCGCTCAAGAACAGAAGCCGCCTTTTTTATCAAGTCGCTGGACTCAGAGCTAAAGGCAGTCTTGGTCGCGGTAAAGCTATTACCTACCTACACGGAACAGAAACTTCATCCTGGGGTGACGAAGAAGGTCTAGCCTCCTTGCTGGCCTCCCTTGCGGAAAACAACCCAAACCGTATGTACATCTTTGAATCCACCGCCCGTGGCTTCAATATGTTCCACGATATGTACGTCACTGCCCGTAAAGCCAGAACCCAACGCGCTATCTTCTGCGGCTGGTGGCGCAATCAGTTCTATTCCGTTGATGGCGATTCCCAGATTTATAAAGTCTATTGGGATGGGAAGCTCACGCCAGAAGAAAAGGAATGGACACGCGATATTAAGAAGCTCTACAACGTAGAAATCAATAGCAGACAGATGGCCTGGTGGCGCTGGAAGCTCTACGAAGGCATCAAAGATGATGCGCTGATGTATCAGGAATTCCCGCCCACTGAAGACTATGCCTTCATCATGACGGGAACCAGCTTCTTCTCTAACGCCCGTTGCACTGACGTTATGAAGATAGCGAAGAAGGTCGAGTGCGATTACTACCGCTACAGCATGGGAGCAAACTTCCAGGACACAGAAGTGCTGAAGTCCACGGAAAGACTAGCGACCCTGAAGATATGGGAGGAACCGATTGATACGGCTTATTACGTTATTGGTGCTGATCCTGCTTATGGTTCTTCTGACTGGGCTGATCGCTTCTGCATACAAGTTTATCGTTGCTATGCTGACGGTATGGAGCAAGTGGCAGAGTTTGCTACATCTGAGATGAACACCTATCAGTTTGCGTGGGTGATTGCCCACCTTGCTGGCGCTTACAAGAACTCAACGCTGAATCTTGAGGTAAATGGTCCTGGTCAAGCGGTTATCAATGAACTGCGTAACCTAAAGCGTCAAGCCTCTGCTATTGGCGGCGCAATGGGGCATGACCTGATGAACGTGCTAGGCAGCATGAGCAACTACATCTGGCGGCGTAACGACACACTGGGTGGCTTGTCTAACTCTATTGGCTGGCTAACTACCGCTTCCAGTAAAGAACGGATGCTGTCCTACATGAAGGATTACTTTGAGCGCGGCATGATGGACATTTACTCCATTGATCTAGTGGATGAAATGAAAACCATTGTGCGTGATGGTGGCGCTATTCATGCCTCAGGCCGCAACAAAGATGATCGTGTCATGGCAGCAGCTCTTGCTTGTGCTGCATTTGCAGAACAGTTGCAGCCTAGACTGATGGCACAGAAGATTACGCGCAACGTTAGCCGTACTCAAGATGACAGTACGCCAGAACAGATTGCCGTAGGCCGCAATGTTGCGGATTATCTAAAGCGCATAGGAATTTATGGAAGCCAATAAATATAAAAACATTACGGTTGTTGCTATCTATGGCAATGGTAAAGGTATGGATGCTGTACCAGCAATCAAGAAGACTTGCGCTGCACTGCCTGGTTCTAAGCCGCTATTGATTACTGACGTTCCGTTGGATGTTGATATTGAGCAGCAGTTCTTAAACTCTCCCATGACTTATGAGGGTTACAGCGACTTTGTGATGTACCAGCTTCATGCGTACATAGAAACAGACTACGCGCTAATCGTTCAGCATGATGGCTGGGCGCTAAACCCTGAGAACTGGCGGGATGAGTGGCTGCAATACGATTTTATTGGTGGCTTAACCCATGCTGCACTTACTCCAGACTTCCACTTCCACAGAAACTACGAATATGTGGGTAAGGGTGAATGCCGAATCGTGCAGAACGGTGGATTTAGCCTACGCAGCAAGCGGTTTTTGCAAGCGATGACAAATTATGGGATTACGGTGCAGCGGTTTGACCTACAAATGCTTAACAATGAGGATATTCAGCTTTGTTGTTTTCTAAGGCCGTACTTGGAGAAGGTTGGAATGCGCTTTGCCCCAGATGAGGAAGCAAAGCTGTTTTCTTTTGAGCATTTATCTCCGATTGTCCACGCTGACGTAGATTTTAAGAAGATATTCGGGCATCACAGTAGATTCAGGCGGCTAACCGGCGAAAACACGATGGATTGGCTGCTAACCCAGGAAGAAGTCGATCAAATTGCTCTTGAAGGTGACGTTTATGGACTATTTGAACATTATGGATATGAAATCCGACGAGTCGAGAGAGTCGGTTGAGGTTATTCCAAGAAAAGAACTCAAAGATATTATCAAAAGGTTCTTGCAAGACAAGAAACGTGGCATTCCAGTAAATCTGTTTGCAGACTTGTGTGGGATTAGTAAGCAACACTTGTATGAAACCTTCCTCCATGACAGCAGAACACTCACTGAGATCGTCCAGCGTCGTGTTTCTAGGGCGTATTGCCTGTGGAGAGATGGCAAAATTCGCGTCATGGTGCATTACGGAAGGAAA